TACTTCAGTGTGTATCCTATACTGGCATCGCTAACATCGCCAATATAAATATTCCCAATATCCACACTATTAAGTTTCCAAGCATTCTCAACAATCCTAGTACTAGCATTAAACATGATAATATGATAGTGGGGTCTGTGATTTTGACTCCCATACTCTCCAACTGCATAATAGCGTATTTTTTCATTAGTTAATTTTCTAAGACGTTTAAAGAATTTTTGCAAATCTGTTTTGTCCAGTGTCATATATCCATTCTTTGTAATTGGTACAGATTCTGTATTGTAAGTTAATGTTATAAAGAGAGCGGAATTACTCCGCTCTCCTTCTTTAACTAATCTGTATGACCATCCCGAAGTTCTCCTTCTCATGCAGTTTGGACATTTTCCGCACGGAAAAGGTATGTATTCGGTGTTTTTGTTGTCTTTCTTGTAGAATGGTGTTATACATCTAGTTGACATTAGAACATTGGTGTACCAAATTTTGGCATGGGTCTAACGGCTCTGATTTTGTGTAAGATATGACAATATAAATTGTCCTCTTCTGATTGAACCGCGAATATGCGTTCTACTTGTTCGGGTGTACATTCAATGAACTCCTGATTTAAGTTTGGTAATGATGCGAACTTTCTTCCTAAATGCCAATAATCCAATGTAGTTCTAAAATCTCCGGCTACTCTGCTTGGCATGAATTTGTACTCAGCATAACGTGGAACGTATCCAAATGTATCTTGACCAGTATTTGAATATGCAAAAATTTCATTGTTTTGTACTGGTTGCTCACCAATATGAGCAAATGAAGGCCAGAAGAAATCTAATGTATCATTTTTTAGATATGTACGTGGAATGCCTTGCTGATATGCTGTCTTTGGCATAATGGACATAATTCCGATAATGTATCCATGCTCTTCACAAAAGTATGAGCCATATTTACCCGATGTTACAGATACTCCATGTCCAGCCATGTTACCTTGTGGCAATCCTGCATCTTCTCCAGTTGTATTTAATACTTCTGATATAACTACTGGACTTTTTGTTCCGGTAATATATTCGGGTCGTTGTAATCTTTTGTCTGATGAACGTACTCCGAAGTGCATGAGGATATTTTCAATATAACGTGTACCGCCTCTTGCGTTTTTCTCTAACCACTCCTGCAATCTAAAGGCACGGCGCAAATCATTAATGGTTGTTGGTGCTACTTCTAATCCGTCTAAATCTGCAAATAATGCTCCAGTTGGTAATGTACTACCTTGTCCGTTAACTGTTACGTTTCCACCGCTTACAGCGCTTAATACTGTAGTAACGTTGTTACTTCTTCTGATAATTGCGTCTCCTTCTAATGTACCAATTGGTATATCTACTGCTGCTCCTTTTTGTGCAAATGGTAGTGAACTAGTAAAGTAATCATGCTCCCATGCACGATACTGCTGTGTTAAAAATATATTCCAATCGTTTGTACCATCTTCCAATTTGTAATCCACTGGATTAATCAAATTTTGGTCTCTATAGTATTCGTTATATATTGCTTGATATGCTGCAAATGGTAGTGCGTTAACGGGAACGGCACTATCTGAAGTTGCTGGGTCCCATGGTGGTACACCCATATAATCTGCAAACTTTGATTGTTCTGGTGGCCATTCATCTTGAGTATCTAATGTTGGCAATGCATGTACACTATTTGCATTAGTTATAAAATCTTCCCAGTTTGACCATAATATACGATTAGGTACAAAGAAATAATGCATTGATACATCCAATCTATGTAATATTGGTGCAATCATTGGTGCAAATCGAATTAATGATTCACATCCGATTTGAAATGTGTCTCCTGGTACACACTCTGTGACCAATGTAGGTAAAAGTTTTCCCATTTTTGCACTCATTTTGACGTCATGCGTCAAATCGAATACGTTTTTTTTCGGTTTCTGTTGTTGTACCGAATTGAATAAATTTTTTGACATTTTTTGTTAGTTTTTTGTTTTACAATCTGATGCCTCCGCGGCTTACATAATAAGTGCGTTTAACTTTCGTTTTTGAACGATAACGGCGGTTTCTCTTCGAAACTAATCGCCTACTTTTTCCATAACGTGCCATTTTTTTGTTTTTAATTATTAATAAATATATGTTGACATCATTTTAAGGGATTCAGATTACTTAACCATTTTTTAACTGATTCCCATGTTGCTGATGGATTATCTAGTGCTTGACCTAATACTCTCATATATGTTGGATCTGATGGATTAATTCCCTTTTCTCTTAATTTTTTATCTATTTCTTGTAGATCGTTTGTAGTTTTTAAATTTTTAATATTTTGTTTTATCTGTTCTGTTTCTTCTTTTGTTTTTGCTCTTTGTAATCTAGCGTTTAATACATTTTCCATGGCTAACTCGAAATTAGGTTGCTTCATTAATTCTGCCCTTTCGTTAGCATCAAATGTTGATTTGGTTGTTGCTTGTAATTGATTTAATTGTGCTTTCGCTGTATCAATTGTTGTTAACCTTAAATCTTTTGCTTGTTGTAAGTCAAATTGGCTTTTTGCAGTGTTTGCCATTGTCTGTGCTTGATTCAGAATTTTACTTACTAATTCTGATGTGGCTAACTCTTGTTGCTTTTTTAATAGGTTAGTTTGCTCTTGTCTATATTCTAGGTCATAATACTGACTTAATGCTCCAGTTGCAAATGACGGGTCAAATTCTACTGGGTTTGGATTCCATCCTTTTACGTCTGTACTTCTTACTGGGGCAGATATGTTATCTGCTCCTCTTCCATATACTAAATTTGGATTTAGTCCGGCTTCTTTAAGCCTTGCCATCTGTGCTGCTGGACTGTTGTACTCGTTTTGTCTATTCCAATCTGCTATTGATTGTTTTCTCTGCATGGCGAACATTCGTTCGTTCCATTCTCTAGTTTTTTTGTTCATCTTGCCAGTTGCTATCGCATTGGCTCCTGATGTTGCTGCTCCTATTCCTGCTGCTATTAGTGTTCCTGTTACTGGGTCTAGTGGCATT